AAGCCATCACCTTGATACTCTAGAGTAAATATAAGCTCATAAAAACCTTTGTAATACCCGATCTCTTCTCCAGCAGATGGGTACAACTCCATATTGTCTAATGCCTGCAATACTCTACTTAGGGTTATTGATTTACACTCTTTCTCACTTGGCAACCAAGATTTATCATCACGCCAAGGAGAACTAACCCTAAATAAACCAGTCTTAAAGTTGTAAACCAGATTACCATCATAGCCAAGATAAGTATCCGTAAAGCACTCGTCATCACAATCACCATCTGCTTCCATGTCCTGCTTACACCTACTAACCTCCTCCATTAAAACTGTCTTTGATTTTCCAATGCACTCAATCCACCTAGCCTCCTCCCACGGTAACCCATGGATCTTTGATATTACTGCTTGTTTTAGTTTACCCATGTCAATATATTAGATACTGTCATTCCAGCGAGTAAAATAGCCTGAATGATGGCGAAAAATATAGAAACGTAATCTTCTTCGACATCAACCTTAATCTTACACAATGAAGGTGTTTTATTGGATGATCTCAATTCTACCATTTTGTTGGCGTCAACAATATGGTCTTTGTGCCTATTCATCCTTACTATTGTTAATAATTCTAATTGCTCTTATATCGTCGTAGATCTCAAAGTACTCATTAGTCGCCCTCATTAACTCTCTCCATATCTCTAACCTTTGACTCTCTATATCTTCTATAACCTGCTCTGGTTGCTTAGAAGTTATTGCTTCCATTCTTTTTGAGACTAACTCTGTATGAGTCTGCCTTAGTTGTTTGATTTTATTCATTTAGTTTTTTGTTAAGCTCTTTTATATCTAACTCTAACTGCTTTTTTCTTAATCTAATCTGTGATCGTTCATTTTCTAAATGCTCCGCTTGTAACTCAGGCTCATATCTAAAGTAAAACCTCCTGCCACCTCCTTCCATTTCCTGCTCAACCATTGACAAACCCTCTAAAGTGCCCTCCTCTTTCATTTTTTGTACAACACTATGTGGTAAGTGAGTTAACCAAGCTTTAGCAAACTCATCTATCAACTCATACCTGTTAGTCATTATTTCATCAGCTATCTCTCTGACTCTTTTTTGTACATCCATATTATCTTTGGTTAACTCATTAATATTAAAATTATCATTACCCCAGGTATTAAAAACATAGGTACGACCTGAGTTACAATAACTGCTACAAGAGCAGCTAACGTAACTAATTTATCCTTCAAGAATTCCATATTATTTTTGATTAGCTATTTCCTCTATTAGCACCTCTTGATCTTGTAAAGCATCCTCTACCGCTACAGCAAGTGAGTACATTCCATATACAGCTAGTACACATATACAGAAAGTAAATAGTGCTTCTAACGTCTTATTTTTCATATTTAAACCTTATTACATGTATATTTATTTTTGTGCTTCAATCTACTAGCCCATCCATACCAAACCTTACCCAGAGCCCTACCCTTCTTAACCGCATCCTTATAAACACTTAAACAGTAGTCTACTTGTTGCACTGGGTCGTTATAAGCATCCGTCCCAATAAACTTATAGTGATATTGAGAGTTCAACTGACAAAATCCATGATCACGTGTCCCGTTTGTATTTGGAGGACTTACTATATTTGGATCTAATCCACTTTCATGAATCCATGTCATAACCATGTCATCACGATGTTCTGGCAAGAATCCGTTATACGCTTGTGTAAGCAAATCAGACTTCCATTGCTCATCTGTATAGTATTTACACTTGTATTCACCTTCTTTTACCTCAGGTGCTGAAGCTAAAACCTCTTTAGGAGGCTGAACCATTTCCACTACCTCAACTTGAGGCTTAGGAGGAAGAACAGCCTTTACTACTTTCCCGATTCTTCGGGTTGTGCTGTATGTAAAAGAACCTCAGAAGCGAATGAATAACACCCCTCTTCTGTTTTTAATCTATCAATCTGAACACCTGCATCAGACGCCTTCACATCCTCACTGTCATTCAAGATCATATTTTTATACTCTTCTCTTTTAACTTCACACAACTTACTAGCGGCACCATAGAACTCATCCTTAGCTACTGCCACAGGACTATCTATTGTTACCTTTTTAGTTGTACTAGCTGAACCTACATTAAGCACAGCCAACATCAAGAATACTACTACCATTCCTAATACTACTAACCCTATACCTTTTTCTATTTTGTCTTTAGTCATTTTGACTTAATTAATTACTACAACTATAGATTAACATGAAAAACTAATAGCGTCAACTATTTTAATCCGTATTCCATCCAAAGGTTTTCCCTAGCAGCCATACCCTCTAAGTTTTCGGTCTTAGATTTCGGCTTAAAGTTTTCATCATAAGCATCCTCTTTAAAACTAAATATAGGTGTCACTTCATTTACCTCTCTTTGGCGTGTGTAATTTTCCTCTGCTCCCTCTATCACATCTAACACCTCCATTTCGAACTTTTCTAACAAATCTCTAATATCTCTTTTTACATCTTCGTCTATAGCTTCAGCATCTACCTTTCTTCTAAGTATCTCTAACCCTTCTAACACGTTTTCTTTATACATTATTTATTTTGCATTATATGATCGATTTCATCACAAATATACATATCTATACGATATAGTAATTCGTCTTGAGTTTTTGGCTTGTGTAACAAAGCATCTGCCAAGGCTCTCCAGCCCCATTTAGCTTCTAACTCTCTTTTATCCTCTCTTGTGAGGTCTAACATAACTATTGGGTTAAACTACATACCTAAGTTAACACTTTTACATTCTAGCGTCAACTCCTATCGAGTAAATTCCAATTACTGTCAAGGCAATAAAAAACCACCCAAGCCCTGCTAAGACTAATAAAAAGTAAGCTCTTACTGGATTACTCCTCTTATCTATTAGGTGGGCTAGATATAAGATTAAGGTTGCTATTACTGCTGCTTGCATTAGTAATGGGTTATGTAATCGGGTATATCTACTTCGTTTGGTAGTGGTATGTACAAATTAAGAAATTCTGATGCCCACTTTCTACACTGCGATGTGTAATCTTCAAACTCTGTAGTTTTTAGGTCTGACGTACTCCGTAGAGAAGTAAGCCCGTTTTTAGTTTGCTTGAGGAACATGAACTTTAAAGCTTCATGCACCTCTATATTAAAATCATAACCTACCTCTTTGGCTATCATTGGCACTACTATACCCCAATAATATTTATTCTGCCTACTAGAGCGCCCCTTGGTCTTACGTTTAACTATAAGGTAGTAGTCGCCATCCTTGAGGGTTGATATATAGTCTGTCATCTTAGATGGAGCGTGTAACTCTCCATTTAAAACGTTACATTCAAATTTAGGTGTTATCATACTTAAGTTTTTTTATATACCTTATGGCCGATCTTCTTTTGGTGAAAAAATTACCCTCTTTCTTTCTCTTGTGGTCAAGCTGATGGTTAGTCCACATAGCTTGGCGTATTTGGAAATCTTCATTGATATACATATAACCATCACCATTATTCACTTGTCTCATTGTATTTTCTTAAATGTTCAGGGAACAACTTCCATAATTGCCTCTCTTTTACTAGCTGCTCCCTGTACGGCTTATTGCCGTGATACTTATCGTTACACTTACCACATATATATATAAGGTTATCTCTGTGGTTAAGGTTTGGATGGTAGCGAGCCTCTCCCCTGTAGACTATATGATGGAATTGGTAATGTGTCCCCCCGCTACTCTTGCACCATTGGCAATGTGCATAATCCATATCATTCTTGATTTCCTCTATAGATTTCTTCATCTGTTTGTACATTGCCGCTTTTGATAATTTCATTATAACTCATTTACGTCTTCATATACCTCCTTAATCATCTCTTTAACAATCCTCATAAAATCATGTAATATCTTATGTTCTGTGTTGTGCAATCCTTGCTGAATTGCCAGTCGATCCATGCATTCCTCAATCTTTTTAAGCTTTTCCTGCCTTTTGTTTCTTGCTTTTTCCATCTTGTAATAGGTTAAGTATATCTTGTTTTAATGTCTCGTAGTCCATAGCGTGTCCTGCTAAAGCTACTCTGTGAGAGCGTGAGTTAGTAACCTTTAGCTCCCATTGGTTACCGAATTGTTCAGCTTTGACTTGGTGCTTCTCTCCCTTGTAATAGATAGCTATACACAACTTGTCGTTACGAAAGCTTGTTACATAGTCATCCTTTAGCTCTTCATGTAGTTCTTTTAGTTTCATTTTGCTATAATTAAATTACTAGTACCCATCACGGCTCCCTCTAACACTCAATGATAGAGTAATCCGTACCAGGATGGGTCTTTTTTATTTATGCTACCTCTTCAGAATACCGACCATGCTTCTCCATATCTAACCCTTTTGCCGCAAACCATTCTTGGGTATTGATTCTAACCTCCTCTATGCTTTCACCCTCTATTATAACCTCATCGAGACTTTCTCCACCCCAAGAAAATACTACTTTAAACTTCATATCTATTTATTAAATTTATATTGTTCCTCTCGTTCTTTTTCTTCCTGATACTGAGCTTCTGCTTCCATAGCCGCCTGTGCCTCTATACCAGCTTCAGCAGCCATACATTCATCATAATGTTCTTGTGATTCGTACATGTTTTTTTGTTAAACTTATTCATCTTTAATAATTACATCATCTACTTCACACCCTTTGGCTTCTGCTATTATTGCTTTGGCTTCGGATTGGGTTAGTTCTGTTTTTTGGGGTTCTTCTGGAATGTAGATTTCACAACCTTCATTTTTAAGCTGTTGAAAGCTTTTTGTACGATAATAATCGTTAAGCAGAAGAGACGACAACTCCTCATCAAACACAGAGCAATCAACTAACTTACCCCTTACACCCATTGCTTTCACAAAATCCCCCTCACGATCCTTAAGTATATCCCCCTCTACCACGTCTTCTATTCCGTCTATTAGGCGGTGGATTGTTTGGATATTTTCTGCAAGTTCACCATGGCCATCAACAATTAAAGTTTGACCTGTGCCATCTAACTCTAAAGCTGGATTACTAGGTCGTAAAGACGACTTGAAAAGTTTACCTTTAAACGATGACATATGTAGACACCCCTCTGCTGGCTTGCGATAAACCTCAACCCTCATGCCTTCTTTTAGGTTTTCTGGTCTTTCTATCTTTATTCTTTTAGTCATTTTTTTTTATTCTTAAATTGTCAACATCTACACCTGTAATTTCCTTGAATATATCGGCGTCAAAGTTGGGTAGATTGAGAAACTTCTGGCGGTTAGCTTCATCTGTTTTTCTCCAAAATATAGCCCATGCCTCTTTGTATTCAAGAGTCTTCAAGTATCCGCCTGTTATCTTATATGTAGGGTTATCTGTTTTTTCTTTTTCTGTCATTATTGACTCGCGAACCCATACATTAACATCAAAACCTCTAAATGATGGAACTAGATTTTTATCGCATAACTCGCTGTAGGTATATGACGATGCTTTGTTAAATATTCTCATTTTTGGTTCATTGGTGTTGAACCACCCATTATTGTAGTCCCCACTGTTAAAGTTTCCACTATTGTAGTTTCCGGTGTTGTAATCCCCACTGTTGAAGTTTCCATTGTTGTGGGCTCCACTATTACGAGCTCCACTGTTGCGGGATCCACTGTTGTGGGTTCCACTATTGCTGTGTCCACCGTTGAAGTTTCCGGTGTTGTAGTACCCACTGTTGTAGTCTCCGATGTTGGAGCTTCCGCTGTTGTAGTATCCACTGTTGTAGTGTCCACTATTGCTGAGTCCACTGTTGCTGTGTCCGCTGTTATAGCACCCACTGTTGCGGGATCCGGTGTTACTTTTACCCATTTTTATTTTTAATTAAGTGGTAAATCATCTAACGCTTGATTGAAGTCGTCTACAGATGGTGCATCTACTGGTTGAGTTTCAACTACTTCCTTTGGTATAAACCAAACCTTAGCATCGAAGTCATAACCACCACCTTTAGCCTCTAGTTTCGCTTGATTTTCTTTGAACTTCTCTTTGTTGTATGGAACATTTACCTTTTCATGCTTACTAGCATCGTAGGTCTTCTTGGGTTTTTGACTATTGTATCTACGATTAGATTTCGCAACCGTAGCCCCATCATCATCCTCACCCTCTATCACAATTCCAAAGAATGCTACCAAGGAGTAACGTCTAAAGTAAGTGTGAACAGAACCATGTTTCTGAGGATCATATGCGTCACCTGCTCTTTCTACAATTTTACGATTATTTTTATCTGTATAAGTCATTTCTTTTGTTCCTAACTCCATCTCGAAAGTAAATTGCTCAAACACACCTGTCTCAGTATCTACAACTTTCAATGCCATTCCTGCCATCACACCTCTACTCATAGGAGCATGAAAATAATAAATACCGTACTTATCTAATATAGGATGAAGCATCTTTTGTATCTCATCTAAAGAAGCATAATCATAACTATACTTGCCAACTCCAGCTGTCTCAGTCTTCTTGATCACTGGCATCTCCCTTCTAACTTTAACTAACTTCTCAAAAAACTTTGCCATTCCTGCATTATCCATTTTGTATTGGGTTAAATTCTACTTCTCCAAACTCACTTATAACGTCATTATAGAACGCTAATACTTTTGACTCTTCATACATATCCATAACACTATTGTGATGAGAAGCTAACTCTTCAGCCTCTTCTAAAAAATGTGTTGAATACATTTCCAAGAACTGACCAAACAAGATATCCATAGCAGCTACATCTACTTTAGGACGACTTAACAACATACCAAAACGCTCTCTAAGCCAAATACTAGCTTGAGTCATTAGTACATGCTCATCTCTCGTATAACTTGTGCGAAATGCACTTTTAACATCCATAATTAACTGGTTAATACTACATACTTAGATTAACAAACTAGATAGCTAGTGTCAACCTTTAGGCTTTGACAAATATCAATTAAACTTAATCTTAAGCATATCTTTAACAAACTTCTTGAACCGTTCATAGCTTGTACAACTTCTATCTTTCATAGCTAATTTCATAATACGCTCTACTTGGCTTTTTGTATATCTACCTCTAAAGCTAATAAAGAAATCTCCTAACTCTTCTCTAGCTATGTTGTAATCTACATGCTTTTGTTGAGCTATCCATCTTATAAGGTTTTGGTAATTCATTTGTAATCATTAATATTTGGTTTTGGTAGAGAGTAATCTTTGTTAGACAACCATTGTTTGTAAGCACTCCTGTAAGATACTTCTGCTTGTCTCTGCTTTGTTATTTGATCGTTATGCTCCCTCATCTTCTTGATCTTCTTGCTGTGGTTCTTTCTTGACTTGTTATTCTTCCGAGACTTCTCATCTGCTTTCTTCTTATGTTTGTATCTCTTTCTGCTAACCCATACACCTAGATCTTTCTTAAGCTTAACAAATGAATTCTTTAAACTTACTTCTCCTTTACTAACTATATCATGCAAGTATTCATGACAGTTATGACATAACCATACTAAGTCTGATAAATGTTCCTCTCCTATTCTTGAGTAAGTCTTGTGATGTAACTCTAACCTATCATCATTCTTACATATACATCTCTTCTTCTTAACTCTTACTTTCATTTCTTGCCAGTGTCCACTCTTTAAGTAATCTGAATAATTCTTATATCCTAACTTTCTAAGCTTTTGATTTCTTCTTGAATACTCTTTTCTTGTCTCTCTTATGTTGTTCATCTCTTATAGTTAAGTACTTCTATCTAGTAACTTTTGTATATCCCAGAAGAGGCTTCTAGAGGTATCACCCCCCATACCCCCCATTAGAGGAGCACAAGAAGTAACAGTTTTTACCAAGGATATATCCCCTCAGATGGCACTGTCGATCACACCAGACTACCCCCGTATTCCAACGACTGTTTTTGCGTTACTTTCATTTCCTTCCCTTGCTCTAGTCCAAAGCAGGGCAGTATGCCTGTTAATTCAGGACTTCACTTATTACATAAGCTACTAAGCGGGGGAGGTAGGATTCGAACCTACGACCTACTCGAAGTGGCATATTACCGCAACGATTGGCATGCCAGTACGATAACTTGGCCTGTCCGCAACGAGCCGCTCTCTCCGCTGAGCTACTCCCCCATTTGCCTACTAAAAAACTCTTAGGTAGGCGTTGCATTCATAGAGTAAGAAAACCATATGACGCCCACTTAAGAGTCGTTTAATATTTCTTACATGAATGCACTAGTATTATCCCTCGACCTATCAATAATTGCAAGTTAAAATAATCTTGTAAATTTAACCAATGCAAAATGCCACCTTTTATACTTGAGGACTTCTTAACAGAAATGAGAGAGCAGTTAGAGCAGAAGGTAAAAGATACAAAATGGGTTATTGATTACCCAATGGCTGAAGGTATTGATTCTGAGCATGAAAATGCGCAGGAAATTACTGCAAACCTTATATTATCAATGAGACACCTTGAAGATGCTAGAATGAGACTAGGGAAAGTTTTCCAAGCTATGGATGGCGGAAAATCTTGCTACAACAAATAGAAGTCCTTTTCTTGACACTCTTTAAAAATCAATGTAAAACGTATCCATACCCTTGGTATACCAAAGACCCCTCATAATCATATCCCAAATATATTAGAGGGGTTTTATTGTGTGTACAATCTATACCTAAACTATACATGCTTTATATAGGTATAGAGCTATGTTAACTTTTCGCAGTTTTCTTTACATAGGGTACAACCTCAAACGTAAAGTAGTTCTCTTTTGATTTATGTTTTTCTGACGTATGTCTTTTTATAAACCTATCATCCTCGATCACCTCAGCGTCCACTAGAGCGTCAAAGATTGCTTTTAAAAGGTTAGACTCATCCGTTATAGCAAAGTGCGTTAGGTAACTGTTTATGTGAACCTCAACCCACCCTTCTATCTTTTCTAGTTTAAGAGCTTTAATTTTAACAAAAGCTGCCTGTCTCCAGGCTTTGTATTCAGGAGTTTTGTAACGCCTACCTTGCCAAGCTTTATTGACTGTAATCGGTGCTAGATCTACTTTATGCATATTGACACGTTATAGTTTTTACCATCATATCATAAAAAAACTTGCCCATTCTTTTTTAATGAATTATCCTACTTACGTAGTATTAACCAATACATTATGTATATAAAAGATGGAGTGCAATACTTCACTATTCAAGACTTGTGTGACATATCAGGGATTCTTTACCCTACTATGAATAACTATTTCGTACGTTACAAGCATGATTTTGAGCCAACTTATTTTCCAGGATTAAGAAAGAAGGTAAGGGCTTGGACTGCACCACAAATACACTCTCTTTGTGCTGAGGCATTGCAGCATTGTCATAGCCAAGGACACGTAAGATTGCACTTGCAAAAGATTATCCAGCACTTTGAATTAGCAACCCCTGAATTACCACTTAAAGGAGGTTTGCTTGAGGAGTTTCCGTTTTTAGATGAGCTTAAAGAAGATGAGAAGGATGAAGTTATTGATCTACAACACAAGTTGATTCAAGAACTACAACGGGGGCATGATATTCTAAAAAAAGCATTACTAGAACAAAAATCAAATCGTAAATGGTGGCAACTATGGAAATAAACAAAATACTCAGCTTTTTAATGCTATCGCAGCTTTTCTTTGTTACCCTCATGGTGTCAAACGCCTTGCTAAGTGGTCGTTTCTTAATCTTTGGAGTGTTGTTACTCATGTTAACTCCCGTAGCGACTGCTTTACACTTCAAGGGGCAACTCAACAAGCAGAAAAGAGAAAATAAGTATAAAACAAACACAATTGAGTGGCAGGAAAAACAATTTGTAAAACAAGGCAAACACATAGCTAAACAAGAAGAGAAAATTGAGAAACTGAAAACAAAAAACATGTTTCTCCTTACCATTCTAAATAAAGAGAATAGAGACGCATATAATAAGATAGGAACAACCAAAGTAAAATAGAGACATGGCCATCCCTCTGACGCACATCAGGGGGTTCTTTTTTAAATACCCCGAATTCGGGGGAATTTGTTTTCGGCTTATACGAGCGATTTGTGTTAACTTACCGATTCTAACCCGTAAGTCAAACACTCGCCTTACCGACTCTGATCGGTAAGCTAAATAAACACCCATTGAGAGCGGGAATAAAAAATACCTCCTTGAGATACATGACTCGAAGAGGTATAATAAGATCGACTAAAATCTAACTCAATCATACATGATTACGAAAAACGGTCAAAACTTTTATAGTATAGATGACATTGCTACCAGATTAAATAAAGCTAATTCATCCGTCTATAGATTAATCCAGAACTACAAATCTTTCTTAAAAGATGAGTGTGTTAAGCTTAAGGGTAAGAACAATTACCGTGCGTCTTTTCACTTGTCTGAGAAAGGAGTGACGAAACTCTTAAATCTAAAGGGTAATGTTACTTCCAATCAATTTTCAAATGCGCTGAGCGCGAATGAAAACGAATTAGCATTTAAAGAACATGTTGCTGAGAAAGCTATTGAATCAAACCAACCAGAACAAGCAGTCGCTACTACGGGGAAACTAAGCCAAACAATAAAGGCTCTTTTAGCAGTATGTGAGATTGCCGAACAAAACCAACAAGAGATTAAACAGTTACAAGGAGATGTAGCTATGCTGAAAGGTGATACTTCTAAATACCCTATAAGAAAAGGACAAAGAGAAATACTTAATGAAAGAGTAAGAGGTTTTTCTTACAACGCTAACGTTCCGTTTCATAAGGTATGGAAAAAGCTACATGAACAAGTGGGGCGCAAAACACTGGATAATTATGTGTTTGAAGATTACCAGCTAGCCTTAAACGTTATAGGGGAGTGGTCGAAAGCATACCAATTAGATTTTTAAAAGCCGCCCAGCATCTCCAGGCGGTAGAATATCCGTCTCTATTTATAAGCCACCTCTTGGGTGGTTTTTTGACGAGCTGATAGGAATTTCTAAACTTCAATATAGAAGCGGCTTGAGAACCATATTTATTATAACAAAAAAACCTCGTCCATTGTAGTAATTAACCCAAGTAAATCGGAAAATTTAGGACGAGATCTTGCTTATTTATATCACAGATATTACTTACTAGCAACTGGTTTAACAGTCCTGTATGTACCATCCGCCCATCTCCAAGCTATTACACCTAGAGTCAGGGATTGACTTGCTAACTCTGTAAAGCTCTCTACTTGCATACCAGCACTGAACAGAAGCACTAACAAAGCAAATATAAAACTCACAACGAAAGAAATAAATTGAGGTTTAAGCTTTGGTAGTTTACTTTTAATGAATTGTACTGCCAAGGGTATCATTGTTGACCCTATAAGTAGTACATCTGCGTTTTGTAAGATTGATTCCATTATTTACCAAGGTTAGCTATATATTCTAACTCTGCTTCTACATCTATATCTCTTTGATCTCTAGGCACGACATGTTTATCACCGTCAAAATCTAAGAAACTAGTACATTCTATTGCTTTTGTCTCTTTGTTAATTACGTTAAATTCTATACCAGCTAAGATAGCTTTCTCGTGTTCTGTAACTACTCCATCCCTATTCACGTTACGTTTGTACATGAACATTTTCCATAAGATTTCATTTTTGTATCTCATTTTGTTTTGGTTAAATTTACAATGTTATTTTAACATACTTTTCACTTCTTTTATAATCAGCTCGTACATACGTTGGTTGATAACTGCAACCTCTGCCCTTGTAATGTTATCTAAAGGTCTATCAGTATCCTCCATAATACCATTCTCTTTATTCCACTCTACAGCTTCTACAGCCCATTCTGGAGTTTTTTGTTCACGCTCCATCACATCAAAGTAAACCTCTGGATCAATGAAATTACTTAGATCATGTAGATCAAATTTATCCTTGGATATATCATGATGACTATGTGGACCAGTTGTGTACTTACCACTGTTACCTGATATAGCTATAACATCTCCTTCTTTTACTCTCGTTCCAGCTTCCACTTTCAATTCTGATAAGTGAGCTATCCTATGGATAAGCCTTTTTGCCCCGAAGTATTCACATAGCGGTGTACCTTCTTCTACAAAGTGTATCCACTGCCCTCCTGCAGTGCCATATGGGGTTTGACTAACCAAACCATCACAAGGAGCATATACATTTTCGTATTTAGCTGACCAGTCTGTACCAAGGTGTTTGGTGTTATAGAATGTTTCTTGCTTAAACTTGTATCCTCCTACTTTTCTATTGTCGTGTATAAACATGCCCCAAGGGGTTAAATAAATTTATTTGGTATTTTCACCATCTCTCCAATCTTTTTTCCGCTCCACATCTTATCATTAATATATTTCTTAGCAGTTGTCACAACTCCATGTCTAGCTTTAAAAGACTTAGCTTTTGCTGTTTTAGGCATCACTCTAGCTCCTTTTTGACCACCCTGTATGGTTCGCTTACGTCCTGTTTTTGGGTCCTTAAACTCAACCTTCCATGCTTTATTTTTTGCTGTCCCCTTTTTTATTTTCACTTTGACCATTTGCTTTAGTTAAATATTAATGTTATAGGTTATATGTAGTATTAATCAAAATTTTATGGAGTATTATCTTGCTAGTTGTTACGTGGGTTTAGTTTTAGCCTCGATTTTCGTAGACTACAGGGTGTTTTTAATATTGACTATCGGAGGTGCTGCAGGTGCCTTGATTGTTAACGGGCTGTTGATGTTAGGCTTTTATATCTTCTCTTAAAGAGGGGTGAACGTGCTTGGTACTTGAATTGGTTCAAATCCCTCTGGTGCTTGTATAGTTGTTTTTAAGTCTGCCTGTATAGGAGTAAACGTACTTGGTAACTGGAACTCATCAGGTTTTGACCCACTTCCAGGGAGGCTTGCTCCTGCGAATGCAGCTGGACCAACTAACACCTGTAGCAACTGATTAGCTTTCTGAGCCTGCTCAGCTTTTGGGACTAACTTCAACGCAGTCTCTATTGCTTTTTTTGCAACCTCAGCTTTCTCAGCGGTTAGCCCCACTTTTCTCAAAGTTAGATCTAATCCTTTTCCTATAGCTGCATCTACAGTACCAGTTAATGTTTTAGGTGTGCCTGTTATAGCTTGAGTAGTGGCACTCTCTACCGCCCCTTTGAATGATGATACAGGTTCTATTTTATACAAATCTTCTAGTAGATCTGTTAAGTTAACTTGTTTCTTGAAAGATTGTAGTTTTTGCTGTGGGTTAATCTTAGGATCATATTGTTTTAAAGCTTTATATAGTGATCCTACCATTTCAGTTGGTCTAGATGTGTTTCGGTTAATCAATTGCCTTGCTAACTCTCCAGCCTTTATACCAATTACCTCCTCGTCTGCGTACTGAGACATACCAAGCCTTTTCTTTAGTAGGTCTAATGCCGACTTAGATGTAGCGTATTTCTTAGACAACTCTTTGTATCCAGCGTCTGCTGAACCTACTTTGTTAGCTAACTTTGTTCTCACTGTACTCAACATAGCTTCGACTGGAGTTTGTGACGAAACTTTTCCTGACGTTTTTACCACATCCAACCTCTTAGCGAAATCATCTATGAAGTTAATAGCCTGAGCGGTGTTTTTCATACCTGACAACTGCTTAAACGCATCCTCTACAAGCTTTTGCTCAGTTTTGTTATAAGATGACGGGAAAGATATAGACCCTTTAATATCATCTATTTTAGCACCCGCTAACTTCAACTGTCTTGTAAGTGAGTTTTTAACACTAGAAACATCTAACGCTTTTGGTGTGCTAATCAACTTACTCTTTAATCCTCCTAGTTTTTGCCCTGTCGTCTTGGCGTTTTTAGCAAGACTATCTACATCTTTTAACAACAACTTCCCAATCTCAACAACTGGATGTTCGGCTGTTGGTTGTTGAACTCTTTGTGCTGCTTTGCTAACTAATTTGTTAAACAATGCTTTTTCAGGAGCCGAGGCTTTCGCTAACATGTTTATTGAAGCTTTTGGTACTCCTGATTTTTCACCTAATTTTCTAGCATAAGATAATAACCCCGAGTAACTTTTTGGCTTAGTAAACTTACTAGATACAGCTTTAAACCCTTTTCCTACTACTGGGATTGCACCTGTCAAAGCACCTGTTAAGGCCCCTGTCACACCTGCGCCCTTTGTATCTCCTCCTGTTCTAGTTAACTCAGTCCCAAAAGCTGCAACTCCTTGTGTTAGAGGTTGAGCAAACTTACCAAATTTAGCAGCTATTTTTGGAGCTTTTGCTACTTTAGTTGCTTGCCCTCCTGGCACAACAAAAGACCCTACATCAAAAGCAAATTTACCGCGGGCTTGCCCTGGTGTCTTAGCTTCAAACGTTCCTTTATCTTTTAGTTCACCTGCTTGCTTTAAGAATGTCTCTGATACTGTTGGAGTACCCTTAGATACGCCAAACTTTTCTTCTAGTTGCTTAGGTAGTAAAACCCTCTGACCTGCTTGCTGAAATTTCTCAATTGGAGCTTTTGCTTTCGAATATAATTCAGCCGCTCCTGTCGCGAACTCTCCAGCTCCTTTTGCCACACCTACCCCAAGCTCTTTAGCTTCAGAAGCAGCTTGCTTACCTACGTTTTTAATTTTACTAAAAAAGTTTTTAACCCCGCCTGAAGCTTGGTCACCTTTATCTTTGTATTTATCTAAAATTGCTTTCTGTTTTTTTGTAAGTGCCATTATCTTGGGGTTATTAGTCCTAGTGAGATTGCTTGTGCTAATCCCGCTTGTGTTTTCATAAGTTCAGCAATGTCATTTACTTCATTCTGTGTTACCCCTGGTTTAGTTTGGTAATCAGCATTGAACGCTTTAAATGCATATGCTTGTCCTCCTATTGATGGCTGTGGATCCACAGCAGTACTACTCACTCTTAATTCAGGGAAATTAGCAATACCTAAACTGTCCAACCTACTATCATAACCTTTCCGTTTCAAACTTAAGGTGTTCAAAACTTCCTCGATTGATGAGGCAATACCTTCTCCACCGCCTCTAGTAATCAACGCTGGGCTAAAACTCGTTGGGTCTGGTAGATTAGCTTGCAACAATGCAAGGTCAGGACCTGCCAAGGCTCCCAACTCAAAAGCGTTCTTAAGCTCCATTATCGCGCCTTGATACGCTGTACTTAATCTTTGGGAGTCTGCACCTACAAAGTTCGGCTTGCTACCTAATTCCTCAAAGACTCTTTTGTAATTGTTAACAGCATCCTCCACCTGAACCAGTTTAGTCAAAGCTTTATAATCATCACTCTTTTGAATTTTTTCTTTTTCTTTTTGTTGGTCTGCCGTTAGAGATTGTTGAGCTTTCGTAGCCGCTGCTTGAGCAGCTATAGCCGCCTTTGGTGTTGTGGCAAAACTTGAGGCAGGTTGCTGTGCAAACGGAGTCTCTCCTATTCCTGCATATGCCTTAGCAACGCTTAGAGGCATTTTGTTACCGTTCGCATCGAACACCGTGTAATCTAGATGTGTTCCGCGACCTGCAGCCAATTCTTCCGCATTAGGTTTGCTTCCGTCTCCTTTAAGCACATTACCCGTATTACCCATTGTACCCAAGAAACTCAAAGGGCTTATTTGTTGCCCAACCTGAACCCCAATACTGTCTAAATGAGAGAATGCGTGTATTTGACCTTGTGCATCTTGAATCCTAACTCTGTTCCCCCATCCTCCATCATCTTGCGCAGATATAACCGTCCCTGCAATCGGTGAAGTAATAGCCGAACCCTTCTTACCTGCTAAATCAATACCCTCTGCGTTGTAAGATGATCCATTGAAGATTTGACTATATGTAGCTACTAATGAATTTTGATCAGGACTTCCAGCAAACTCTGTATTTTGTGGAGTTCCAAGCATAATTGGTTCAGCATAAACTGTTCCGTCATTGAATTGCTTAGTAACAAAGAACTGTCCTGTAGCTGGATCTTGAATTGTGTCTAATATTTTAGCACCAGCTGAAGTACTCGCACCATACGGTATTTGATTACCATCTTCACTTAGTATGGCCGCACCCGAGGCATCTACTAGATACCCTAACCCTTCAGATAATCTTGCGTCTGCTTCTTGACCTCCCATGGAAGTACTTAACTGCTGTGCTGAAAGGAACTCAATTAATTGATTGTCTCCTTGTGCCGAAGCATCTAACTTAAGTTGCTCCAATGCAGCAATATTATTCTGTTTTTGTGTTTCTGCCGCTTGTCTTCTTGATGAAAGTTGCATACCTAAAGCATCGAGAGTATCTCCATCAGCACCCTCAAGCCTAGCTCTTTCTAATTCAAACGCTGCTCTCTTTTCCGCTTCAATAGAGTTTAACAGTTGAGTCTTTTCTCTCTCAATAGCATCCATAGCTTGAACACCAACCGAACCAGTCAGCCTACCTGTTGCCCCTAGTAATCTCTCTTGTGTTGATTGCCTTTCACCTGCTTGTTCCTCAGCTCTCGCTCTAATAGGAGCGTATTGAGCATCTAACCTAGCCTGCATTTCTTGTAGCTTCACGTCTCTTTCTGATCTAAGTTTTTGAGATAAACTTTCAATTCTTGCTTCCTCAGCCTTTATTGCTTCAGCCTCTCTTAACTCAGACGCTTTTAAAGCTTCTTCTGCTTGCCTAATAGAATCTTGTTGGTTAAATAAGCTTTCTGTTTGTTTAGCTGTTACGTAATTCAATTGCTCATCTGTTAGACCCTCCCCTTTACGTTGTGATAGAAGTATAGATTGAACCATAACCTTGTCTTGCTCAGGAGTATAACTTTGGAAAGAAGGTTTTTGAACCTCTTTTGTTGATCCTATAAGTGTTGGGGCTGGTGTCTCTGGTCTTTTAACTACAGCTTGCTCCTTTTTAATGAAAGGGAAAGGGCTGGAAGAAGATTTAGTGAAACTAATCGTTCCTGCTTTTGGTTTGTTCACATCTACCCCATCAACTACATTTGGTACCAGTCTAGCCTGAGCTGGTTTTGCGGGCTGTTTTGGCTTAGCAGGAGTCCTTGAAATGTTTGACAACCTACTAGCAGCAGTTTTGAAAGGGTTTTTAGTAAGATTGCCTACAGTCTTAGCGCCTAAATTTAAAGCGTTAGCTGTTGGGCTTACTTTAGTTAAAGCACTTAATGTTTTTTTTGCTTTCTTCTTGCTTGGAGAGCCAAACTTAGAAGTGAATTGTGATAATGTTACCATATTAACTTGATCTTAAATATTCGACTATAATTCTCCTAACAGTTACAGCGTACCCAGCATCTGCTGCGTTACTAATCTCTAAATTCAATGTCCAGGCAGACGTTGAGTCAAAAGCTGTAGGTATTACTGGAGTTCTAACAGCAAAATTACTACTACTTGTAGTTGTAGCATACCTACCAACAAAATTGTTGATTTGCAATTCAGTATTGGACTCAATAGATGTTATGTCCAATTCTCCATTACCAGGACTATCAAACGAACCACTCAACCCTGACCTACCAATTATACCTGAAGCAATAGTAGTGCTATCTGCCTTCACAACCAATGTTACATCGCCGTCATGTCCCGTGCTAGGAGCACCATCTCCCTGAACATCAACTGTCACTCTTAGACATCCAGCGTCATCAACTGGAGTATTTGCTGCTATAGATAAGGCTAATATATTAGTATTAGATACACCTCCGTCCACAGTAGTATTAGGAACAGAATAATGAAGTACATCACTTGATACATTTTGGACTGCCACACCTGAATCTTCACTAGAATCAAAGACTAAAGTCTGACCGTCTGAACCTGCTGGTAGTGTAATTAAATCACCTGAACCACCACCAATAACAATATCTCCTTTGTTAGGAGTTAAGTTTGGATTAAGAACTTGGAAATTCGTCCCATCGTACATAATCGCATAAATCTCATCTGCTTGAAGGTTACCAGCTACAATATTTTCCCCAACTGGTTTAACCAACGTCTTAACACCCAAACTGTTCACATTTAAAGTTGGACTAGCCCCACTAATAACATGAGCTTTTATGTAGTAAATAGCACCCTCTACATATGCTGTAGGAGCTGGAGAAAGTGTCAAAGTATAAGCTGTTCCCGTTCCTGCAGTCGTACCATACAAACTTACATTACCCTGTACTAAACTAGCTAACTTACTAGGAGTAGCTACTAAACTTGCCCCTGTTGCCCCAACATCTGTACCAGCGTCTAATTCCGCTTGTGTTGCTAACTCAACCTTACCTGCCACAGTCTCTGAAGCGTTTGGTTGCGTTGATCCTGACGCTGCTGTAGCCCAAGTACCTGATTGGTACAATTGGAATTCACCGTCTGCCGTATGGTAAATGATCAATCCATTTACTGGGGTTGGTATGGCTGCGTCTCTAGCTGTATCATCTGCAAATACTGGAACTTGCACTCTACCAGACCCACTAAACTCTAATAACCCTGTCATAGTATCTCCCGAAGTATCAACCTTAGCATTTATTGCTGTCTGTATATCTTCATAGATATTATATGGATTCGATAGAACACACTGGATTCCTGATCCATGTGCAGCAGCACTTGAAGAACCCCCGTCAGCCAAAGCCAGCCCTCTAGTTACCCCTGTCAGCTCCCCGTTTGCGTTTTGCCCTGTAAAACTAATAACCTCCTGATTGTCAGGATCTAAAAACGTCATATATAAAGTCTCTCCACCTGGCGTGTAATCCAGGTTAACACTCATAATAATCCCTGTCGTTTGAGTGCTATCAATCGCCTCTTTTAAGGTAGCTTTGTATAGTGATTGTTTAGGTATATTGCTTAAATCAGCCATAATTCTATATTATATTATCATTCTGATAGTGATCTAACGGTCTTTCTTCTAAGTATACGACCATTGCCCTAAACACCACTCTTACATCTCGTTGGTTATTATACAATAATACCTGGAGCTTTTCCAGATTTTCAGTAACATTTATTCTAGCGTTAAATGCCTTAACTACAACATCATCAGAATCACTAGATAACCCACCTAAAGGACGACCACCCAGTTCAGCCCCGCCTAAACCTTCAGACAACTCAATCTCATTTGCGTTTTGCCATTGCTCTTTTGTTATAACCCCTGATTTAAAAGGGATAAGCTCATCATCTTTGTATAACTCAAAGTTCCAGTTAGCTAACTCTGATATATACCCAGACACATCTATGTATCTTACAAATTTATATTGTCCTGGTGAATCAAAATCATCATTCTTAAACGCTAATCTAGAATAGATAGGCGCGCCGTTATCATCTCTACCTACAAGGAGTTCGTTAATCTTGTCTAAAGAGTCACTACCGTATAAAAGATGACTATCTTTGTTTGAATCCATGTAGATAGTCCAATCAGCTGAATTACAACCCGTGAAGTATGTCCAAACTGGATTACTAAAATCAAGATTCTTAACCAAAGTGATTGTCCCTGCAGTGGACGACTCCATCGTAAACAAAGCATAGTTCTCTTGTGGGTAGTACACAGAATTGATAGACGAGTAGTCAACACACGTATCATACAAAGATTTAATAGGTGAACTTTCAGGATTCCCGAAGTATTGATTTGACCCTATTTGTGTTTTTGCTATTGAGAAAATACCCTGCCTACCTGCACATAAGACCTCGTTGGCTTGAGTCTGCAATAATGCTTTATCCGACTCAGCACCACCAGCCCAATCTAATGTTGTCCTTGTTAAACTAGCTAGATCAACTAAATACGTACGATTAGATTTAGTAACTACTATATTTGCACCCAAAGATCTTGTACCTGTAACGTTTTCACTATTACCAATATCAACATTCAGAGTATTGTTAGTATCAAACTCCCACGGGTTCGCAGGCGCTCCATCTGATAGGTAAAACTTGTTAGGGTCTGTCGTTACACCCGTAAAACATACGAAGTCATTACCTTGGTCTAAGAAACGTGGATTAGTAACACTTGCACCGCTACGACTCGTAAACGTGCTATTATCTGTAGATGTAAAGATAGTATCTACACCATTACAAAGCACTATTGTATCGCGGTAAACAGTAGCATCCCAAGAGGTTGCCCCTGATATAGTCTGTCTATTTGTGTAAGAACCATCATTATAATCAGAACCCTCAGCGTAAGAGTAAATATCTGTATCCGTTCCCACTGTTAAGTACCTCGTACCATCCTCAAGTTTCCAATAATGCAAAGAATGGATTGGATCTCCACTACCTACATCATCCCCAAACTGTTTTATCCCTTTCCTATTCTCCCAAAGACCATCCTTACGACGAATCATATTTTGAGAGTCTGTAAAGTTATCACGTGGAATCAAAGTAGGGTCACCCGTACTCATAGTTTGCATCCCTGAATAAACTACCGTTTTAAGTTTAGCCATTAATTTACATTAAAAGTATTGCTTGATATTGCCCTTGGATTTGGATTAATTCCCCTTTGTCTTCTTTGTGTTCCAAACCTCATTGAATGACGGTTGTACATAAGTGAATTAGCTAACAAAGATTTAGATAGTTCTTTGTAGGCTCTGTAATCAACCTCTGATTGTTGTTCGTAACCTGGGATCCTCCTAAGTGTTAAATAAGAAGCATACAGTACCAATAATTCATCATATTCACTAGGTAGCGGTGAATCATTATCAGCATCCATTTCTTGTAACTTCTTTAAGTATGGTGCAGTTATAACCCCTGAATTACCTGGCAACGGGTAAAACCCCATTTTCCAAGCTCCAGACTCTTTGCGCACGTAGTATTTTGTTGGTGCGCCTCCTCCTTGGCTCAAATCGTAACTAGCTAAAAGAGTGTTGTAGTCCGACGGGTAAATAGGAGTACTAGAATCCAACTTAACAGACTGAGGCTCTGCCATTTTCATGAAATCAGTTGGTAAATCATACTCCAAAGTACCAGCTACCAAATTCAGACTTGCATACGCTGCATTATCAGGTAAGTCATAATTAGTATCTTCTTGTATTTTTCTTAATGCCCTGTTTAAATTTCTCTCAATCAAAACTGTAGAGTTAATAGATCCCTTTGGGTCTATTTTTATCTCATCTCTCACTTGGCTGACCAAATTAGCTAAAGTTGTCATTATTCTATATTAGATCATTGCCCTTTGTTTTTATTGTACAACAATCTAAGGAACTAATAAAGCTAGTATAAGCATCAATATAGTTAACCCCACCATACCACACCCAAACCAAACAAGACGACGCAAAGGATCAACTATCTTGTTAAACTCATCCTTGCTAATATACCTACCTTCAAAAACCTTCAAGCTATTATCTATGTGGTTATCCACGCTCTTCAATCTTACATCCATATCCACTGTCATAGTATCGAAGTGCTGATCTAACGAAAAACGTAGCGCGTTAATAGACTCACTTATACTTGAAAGCTCTCCTTTTACCCCCATTACAGCACCTTTAATTTGAACTTGTTCTTTTTCTAAATCTTTTACAGCTTTGTTTAAATCCATGCCCTAAGGGTTATCCTATTGTTATTTTACAACAAAACTGTCAGTTGTGAAAGCTTGCGTGACCGTCTTAAATGGATTTACTTTGTAATTGATAGTTAGCAAGACTTTGTACTTCCCGTTAGGCGTAGACTCAGAAACTAAAGGGTTTTGAAAAGTGTACACCCCACATCCTTTAGGAAGGTTAGAGGTGGTTACTGGGGACACTTGAACATTATGGCTATTATCACTGATTAAAGACGTGTAAACCTCACCTACTATATCTAGTTTTTTGCATATATTTATTGTGTACTCGACATATTGACCTTGCTCTACCTCTGGAGTTAATAGTTTGATTGGCTCGTTCATAACTACAACCTCTACTGGTGCAAACGTAGTGTAGAACATATAAACAACCACTACCAAAGCTAACCCATACGCAAACTCATAAATCTTATTTTTGATTTTCATGTCGCCAATCCTATTAAATTCATAATTGCATACGCAACACCAGCTATCAGTAACCAGTTCAGCCTATCAATGGTTTTTTTCATGCTGCCGTAAGTTTTGTGGATATTATCCTCCAAATGTTTATCAGCACGCTCCATGTCCTCTTTAAGCCGCTTAAGATCTTCTTTGGTTGCGTAGTTATCCCGTATGTATTCAAGTGTACGGGATTGTTTTTCAAGCGTATCTTTTATGCTTGCAACCTGCTGTTCTATAAGCCTAACTGTCGTCATCAACTCGTGATTGTCCATACTAAGGAATTAAGTTATACCATGTATCTTTGTAGTCTTCTATCTCTCCATCTGTATAGTAGTGAACTAAGTCACCTACAGGGTCAGTTGTAACATTGTACGTTCGCATATCAGCACCAACCTCTATATTAGTCTCCGTCCAGCTAGCTACTTGAGCATCTTGTATATCATCATTTCTAGCTTGTGTAGTATACCCTGAACCAGTTGTGTCCCCTAGGTTAGAAATAGTTCCAACATAAGTTTTAACGTCGAACTTAGTATTTAAAGCATTAGCTATCTCTAACGCCGAAGCTTCCCAGCTTGCTTGGGTTGTGCCCGTCTTGGCGTCTGTCTCACCTATTCCTAAAATAATAGCATCACAAACTTTACCGTGCGTTGCTTCGTTGTATGTAGCAGGATCAAGACCGTTAGCCTCAATTAAAGCGTTAACAAAAGCAGTGTAATACTGAACTCCATAACCATAACCCGCTGCATCTACAGCAGCGTCTGGCTCCCACCAAGCTATCTTAGTTGTACCAATAGCCCATCTAACAACACCCCATGGTTCAGAATCCCTAGTGTTTAAGTCTTCTAGTAAATAAGGGAATATAGATTTGTTGTACGCTGGATTCCATTGGTTACGAGGCAACGAGCCAGCCATTAACCCCATTGGTTCGTGTCTAGGGTCAAATATCGCTATATCCATGTTAGAACTTAGATTAAACTTATTCTGTGCCGCTCCAAAGATATTAGACTGTCCAAACGCTCCAATCTTATTACCTACCATAACTGTAGAAACTTCAGCCGTCCTAGACAGATCTGTAGTACGAATATAGAAAGTATCAGTACCCACGCTACAGCCTGTTAATGTAACCGTCCAAGTTCCATCAGCATTAAGAGTACAAGCTGTGTAAGACCCAGAAGACCCGTATCTTGCTTCAAGTGCTGTTACTGTAGTTGAATCATAAGTTCCATGAGCATATATAGGACCGTCACTCGCTGTATGTTTTTGGTAGATGTTCCTTTCTTGTGGATAAGATATAGCAAACCCTGCTGTTACAGGAATGTTGATATCAGCTCCTATTTGAACCCTTATAGCATCCCTATCACTAGAAGAAAGTACATCATTCACCATCATCAACCCAATAATCTTCATGTCGCTTGCCCTGTTAGCCCCATTAGCCCTAGCAAACAACCCCTGCAGGAAAATATCATCTGCTTGCGTTGCTATATCATCTGTATCAACAAACACACCATCCAAGTAGCAATTTTGGACATTAGAATCTCCATCAATTACTACCTCCACAATATGTTTACCCGAATAACTAGAGTCTACAGATAAAGTCCCTCCGTCTGTAAACAAAGCTAGCTCACCACTACTCCTATCTAACATCCAAGGATAGCTATTAGAGTCAGAAGAGTTAACAGCACTAAACATAGTTCCCGTTCCACCTAAATCTTCTATTACAGCAAATATAGTTGCCTTCGGCTTACTGCTACCATCTCCTATTTGAACACCTGCATCTACAACACCCCCTAGTAAATATACTACACCCCCAGTACTCGTATAACCTTCTTCATCCCATGTGGGCTGTGTTGAGTAAGATGGATGAGCTGAAGCGTGTTTACCATTACCTGACCAATCTGTAATCATGGCTACTGAATCACTACTTACAAGTGATAAATTTTGGGCTTCTCCAGAAACAGAAGAAGGGGAGTTTCCACCCTCCCATGGAGCATAAATGAGCAAATCCCAATCTCTAACGGCAATCGCATTAGATACACCCCCTAAAGTAGGCTTTGCCCTTCCCATGAATCTTTTCTTTACAGGGGACACCATCATAACGAATATTTACTTTTTAAATAAGTTATCATGTTAGATCTATCTTCAGCAGAAGAAGTGTTTGATAAAATAACACACTCATAGACATCACCGTCTAAATAAAAAGACCCACCATAATTCCCAAGCCTCCAATTTCCAGCAAACCCTGAACTAGCAAAACTAATATTGTCAGCTTCAAATATCACATTAGCACCACCAAACTGATCATATGCATCATTCCTGTTGACCAAGGTAACTGGAGACCCATTCCTCTGGTAAGTTGGTGAGCCAACCGTTCTATTGTAAGCTGTTGATGTGCTTCCATCCCACATCAACAATGGATACTGCGACCCCGACCCTGCTATTGGTATACAGATAGTTACATCAACCTTCCAAACCATATACAAATAAGCATCAGAGTCTTGCGTGATACCAGCAGCTATCAATTGTTGACCTATCGTGAAGTCCCCTGCCTTATAACCTAGAGACCCATCATGATATAAAGGTCTAGAGCCGCTTACTGCCTGAGTTAAATGTTTAGCGTTCCCACTCTTGTCATCCACTTGTTCTATCTTTTGAGTCCCTGACTCTAGCGTTACAGTAGACTCATCAGTAAAATCAGTCCACCACAACAATTCAGTACTTGCCAACTCCGCAGGCGTCCATACTGCTGCTCCACCAGTACCCCTTGCCCTTCCTATATGTATTTGTTTAGTTGGTGTAATTAATACCATTGTTTTTTTATAGGTTATATCCAATCACTGACACGCTCACATCTCCAGCAGATCTAGCGTCTAACTCTACTGCTATCCATTTTAGACCGTTAGTATTAACCTCATACGACTTCAAACCATCAGCAGATATAGTAATATCCGTTAATGGGTCAGTACTTGTTGAGCCTGTATCTAACAAAGCCATTTGTTGGATTTGATTGTCAAAAGCCACAGCACTAGAGAAATCAGGAGTGTCATATTGATCAGAACCCCATACTTTTACCGTTCCAGCTGCACTGTTATCAGCAAATATATTAACTTTAATAGCAGCAAATCCAGCTACAGGAATAAACTTACTTATTGTCCCAGCTGAATCTGCCGCCTCAAGAGCAGTGATCATATCACTTTGTGCTCTGACGTCGTTCTTCAGGACATTTAATTTTACCATTTTGTTTGGAGTTAAATTTTAATGCCCTGGTCTTATTCTTCTTTCTTTTTTTTCACAGTTTTCTTCACAGCTTTTTTCTTTGGTTTTGGCATTTCGTGTATCTCCTCATTGAACCTATCTAAGTTAATTAGTCTAGTTTCACCTGTTGATTTATGAGTTACCTCAACCTTTTTTCTTTCTTGCATATTATACGATATTAATCTTTATAAAGAAAGAGGGAAGGTCGCCCTCCCCTCCGTGGATTAAGCAGTGTATTTAACTTTTACACATACTAATTGGTCTGCACCGTCTGAGAATGTTTTAACTCCGTAAAGAGAAAGCATTTTAACGTACATACCAAACTGTAATGGGATTGGATCACCTTTAACAGTTGGAGCAATTTGAGTAATCATATCAATTGCACCTTTTCTACCGAATAGTAAGTGTTTGATCGCTTTGTCAGCGTCAAATGCATCTGTACCATCAGTAAGAGTTTCAGAAACAGCTAGTTTACCACCTTTGTAGTAGATAGTTGCAGTATTTGCGGTGTTATCATTAACAGCTGAGAATCTTCTTTCTAGGTATGCTAGTGTTTCACCAGTAAATCCTACTTGATTAGCAGAAGTTGTACCTGGAGCGTTCAATAGAGCAACCATATTAGCTCTAGTTGTATCTACATCACCTCCAATCAAAACGTTACCAGCAGTTGAACCAATAGTACTTACAAAAGTAAGAGTAATTGCAACTGAACCAGTTGGGTTAGCTTGAGTTTTTGGCACTGAGATAGTTAGAACCACAGTATCACCGTTAGTTGGGTTAGTAGCTAACCCAAGAGTTTGTGAAGTTGTGTAGTTGTTAGTCATGTATTGATCAATACCGTTGTATCTGATCATGTTACCAGCAAAACCATTTCTAGTTACAGTGTCACCGAAAGAAGTTTCTTTAGCACCAACTTGATTGTTGATTACTGACCATTCTTCTGGAGAAATGTTACCAAAGATTTTGTTTAACTCTACGTTTTCGTTCCCTAGTTTTTCGAAAACTTTAGACATTACTGAGAAAACATTACTAGAAGATAGATCAATACCATCTCCAGCAGTTCCACCAATATCACCAGCATCAATAGTAGATGTAGCATTAGTAGCTTCAAATAGAACATCAGCATCCATGTTGTTTGTGATGTTTGTAATTGCATCTTTACCGTATTGAGCAGTGATATCATAAGCTGATTGAGCTTTTTCAACGTCATCTACTTGGAAAAGAGTAGCAATTTTCTTATCTACTGTAAGTGTACCATCAGTAGCGTTAAGAGATTGTACAGTCATATCACTCCCTGGAGTGTAGTTTTGTACGTATGTAGAACTTGGTAGAACTCTGTGGTAAACGTCACCATCTTTTAGTGAAGCTTCACCTCTGAAGTTTGCAAAGTTTCTGTATACCGCTTGTTTTTTGTGCAGTATTTGTAGCGATTTAGCCCAGTATTCTGGATTAAAAGCTGAAATTGTATTAGCCATGTTGTTTTTTGGTTAGTTATCGTTGCTTACTTAGCAAATCACCACCACCACTAAACTGATTTAAGAAATCTTCATCAGACATCTCTAAAGGAGATTTTCCAGAACTAGCTGACGCTCCACCCATAACACTTGGTTTAGTTGGGGCATTACCTGGTTCTTCAGGTCTGATCCCAGCATTCTTTTTGATGAAAGCATCTACCTGAGCAAATGTTTTATCTTCGAATCCTGGAGTTTGAGCAAGTTGCTTAATTAGATCTACTCTTGATTTAGCCGTTGGGTCTTGAGCAAGATACAAGTTTAATTGTTCTTCCTCATACTTTTGACGATCTAACTCGTCTTTAGATACAAACCCCATGTTTTTAAGAGCTGCTTTTAATTCAGCTTCTTCAGGGTCAACTTCCTCACCTGCTTGTCTCATACGTGTGAAATCTGATTGTACATCTTGGTAATAAGACTCAAGTGTGTCATCCCCCATACTTTTTAAAGCAAGTTTTTCTGCTGCAGTAGGCTCACGCCCTTCTACAGACTTAAAGATCTCTAAGGTAGATTTTTCTAGACCGTTACGGTCTTCAAATTTACCTGCTAGCATACGCTTTTCCTCGTTTTGAGGGGCTTCGCTATTAACGGCATCTGCTTGCAAGTTGTCCGTTTGGGCTTGCGTGTTTGCGTTGATGTTATCGTTCATTGTTTTTAGTTAAATGGTTTTGGCAATAAGCCAAGACAGGGGAGCTACCAGGGCAAGGTTAAACCCCCCATCTTGGACTACTCCCGAGCGGTAGCCAAGTTCTTCATAAACAAATAATGTTTCTTCACAATCTTTCTTTCTCTTGTAAGGTCAAACACTCTCTTCTCGTCTTCACATTTATCTATCTCTACTTCTAAACGCTCATATTCTCTGTCCCACCATAAGACTAACTCTTTGAACCCGTTAGTACCCATCAACTCCTGTACGTTACGCACCAAAGCTTCATATTGAACCTGAGCTTCCTCTTGAGTGTTCACTCTCTTTCTGTTGAATAGTTTAAACATTATGCTTGTAAGTTACCTTGTACTACCTCTTTTGTAAGACCCGCTACATCTGCCAATCCTGGTTGTGATGTTTGTGCCTCTTCACCCACTGAAGCACCAGTAGGAGCTACCACTTCTTTTATATCCAAATCATCCTTTATGTATTCAGATGGGTTAACTACCTCAAACGTTCCAAGTATATCTGTGAACGCCTTATTGAAATCAACCTTAACACCAGCTTGAGCTGCTCTCTCTAGAACTGCTAGCTTAGCTAAAGCATCCTCTCTTCTATTCTCTATCGAATCAAAAGAAGAAGAACCAACCTCAACCCTGACCGCATATCTCAATGGTGCATCCTCAAATATTGCTGGACTAGCCCATTTATAATCACCTGACTGCATTCTCTCGATTACCACATCATTCTTAGCGTTCATAGCTACAGAATCTAATATGTTGTAAGCCAGCTCAACTAACCACTCCTCAAAGTGCTTCAGCGTGTCAGCGTAAACAGTATTCACCTCAAAGAACTTAGCTCTTACTGCTGTAGCTGTATCTGTCCCACCAGCCCTATTCAACGGATTACCTGGATCAATAGTAAAAGACAAAGATTGCATGTCAGCTCTCAGTTCGCTCTGTTGATTAAAGTAAGACCCATCAATAGGAGTCCTTGGAATCTCTCTTAGTCCATTTAGTGCCGCTTCCATACCATTAGTCACTGGAACAATAGCACCTGGGGCAGACGCATTCGCTAAAGCTCTAGGGTCTATCCCGCTATTAGGATCATAGAACCAAGAATGATTAAGATTTGTATTAATGTATTGTATAGATGAGTTCATCTTAAAGTTGTACTCTCTTTGTAGACCAAGTATAGGCTCTACATACCCAATACCATAGTGTTGCTCTGGGTCTTCGAAACACGCAGCCGAAACAATCGGAATCTTAGGGATCTCTTTATACTTAATCACTATAGAGTCATTCAAAGTCCAAATCTCATATATCTTTTCATCTTTTGGATCATCTGTCTCACAGAAATAACCGTAGAACTTATCTACAGTCAAAGTAGTTGCCTTTTGTTGTTGTGTTGATCCTGATGGGTCTGCAATCATCAACGAGTAAATAGATTGAGCTTGTCTATCTTGTGAATTCGCATCTCCAGCCGAATCCTCAACCTTATCTAAGTTAAACAAACCATCAAAACTATACAGCTCAGACAACCTCACGTTCTCTCTCGTACTAACCACACCCGCACTATCTGCAACTTGATGATACCTAGGATCTAAATACAAATCCTTCCAACTAATGTTAACTAACTCAGGGTATTCATCAGCAGTAGACCTACTAATTTTTCCATCCTTGTAACTAGCGTAAGAGTCTACTCTATACTCGATAGCACCGTAACAGTTACCATATCTCACTAAAGACTTAGCCGCCTTACGCAAAGAGGCATTATAACGGTAATTGGCAAACAAATGATTTAAGTACGACTGAATACTCTCACCCCATGACTCAACCTGCTTTACCATAGCTAAGAACTCAGGACTTCCCTGGTCACTTGCTGGGTAATACAACTTAGCTATCTCTTTAGCCGAATCCTTAAGAGACACAATAAACTTAGGGTTTTTAGCTGTAAGTCTAGAAGTAACAGTTTGTTCTATTTGATTAGCATGATTTACCTTAAGTACAGAATCCCAATCAGCTTCTCTCTTAGGGTAGTAATTCATAGTTTCGTTATATATCTCATCTAGTTGTTCTCTACGCTTACTAATCTTATTTGCGGCATCAGTTTTAAATCGTTTCACAAAAGCAGACGCTTTTTCTTGTATTTCTTGATTTGGTGTTTTTGTTTTAACCATAAGTTATTGCCTGCCCTGGTATAACTTAATTCTAATGATATTTTACCATGCAAATGGATCGTCGCCAACCGTTTTCACTGATGGTCTACCCATTGAGTCGTAGCTAACTTTAAACCCCTGAGTTAAACCTTTTAGATTTGGTCTGATCTGATAGATCGAGTACAACATCTGCAAAGCATCTATGATGTCATCATGCCTCCCCCTAGGGAATGTTTTAAGCTGTGATTCCAATTCATGCATATCACGACGCCAGAAAATCATCCCGTTCCTTATAGGGTAATCCAATTTCCTAATCTTCTCTTCTTTAGAACCCTTTTGAGTAACTTCATCCACTGGGATAAATATACTCTTTTCTCTCATAGCCTTCTTTAAGAATTGACCAAGAACCGTTTGAGCTTGATATGCTTCAACCCCAACCTTCTCTGGCTTCCACTTGTTACAGTGATATAAAACCTTATCAATAACACCTGAGGCTTGCTCTCTAATATTAGAATACTCTAATAGGTAAAGGTTACCCTTCTTATCAAAACCTCCTGTTAATATACAAGTAGGATCATTCTCTTTCTTTGTCTTAAACCCTGGATCAACAATAGTAAACGTACGTATATCAGTAGGTACCTCCTCATAATACCTAAAGAACTCCTCATGAAACTCTTGGGCCTCCTTGTTCACTGGCTCTTGTTGATATTGCGTAGAAAAAACAGCAGGATCATTATCTCGAATAAGCTCTAAAGACTCTAAAGGCAATCTGTCAGGATGTATAGGCTCTCCTAATTTCCTATGCACATCATCTACCACAGCTATAGCAGGAATAACCAACCTATCCCATGACATCCCACCTTCCGTCTCCTTGTGCATTAAATACCCACATAGATCATTTTCATGTGTACGTTGTGCTATAACTATGACCGCATCCTTTCGAGGATCGAACAAGCGGGACATAACTGTGTTATCGAACCATCGGTTCACCGCCTCTCTTTTAACCTCTGAAACGGCTTCATCTGGTTTAATTGGGTCATCTATGATAAAAATATTGGCCCTTTGCCCAGTGATTGTTCCACCTACTCCAGCTGCTAAATATTGACCTCCTGCTTCGTTCTTCCAAAGTGCTTTTGTATTCTGATCTTGTCTTAGATTACTCTTCCTCGGAAAGATAAGATTGTATGTATCACTCTCGTAGTAATCTCTAGCTTGTGATCCGAATGACTGAGTAAGATTAGATGAGTAACCTGTAGCTATTATCTGCGTCTCTGGCTTTACTCCTAACGCCCATGTAGGGAAACATTTAGTAACTAACTCTGTCTTTCCTGTACCTGGAGGGATGTTAATGATAAGCCTATTGCACTTACCTTCTAATACCTCTGTCAGCTTCTCTGCAATTATATCATAGTGCCAATTCCTTTGGAATGGCTTGTTTAACTCTTTACGGAAAAAGTAGTCGATGTATTCAACTAACGACTCTCGCTTGTCTTTGTGTCTCTCTTCCAGAACTCTAATAGCTTTTTCTTTTAGAGCTGCTTGTTTTAACTCATTCATTTACCCTGGTTAAACTTCTTACTGATTAAGTATATTCATCAACTCATCATCACTAGCATCTTTTAAAGACTTGATAGTATGAGAGTATTCTCTTTTGTTGTCTTTCTCGAAGTAACCTAAATGTTTACCTAGTAACTCATTACACTTAACACTAACAGGCAACTGACCTAACTCCTCTCCTTTGTTAGCTAGCCTTATAAAGTTATCTGTTAAATCAGCCATAGTAATAGCCGCTCTCTTTCTTTCTTTATCTCTTAACCTCTCTAGCTCTACTTGAACACGAGGACGCTGCATTACTTCCCAACCTTGCTTTGCAAAAGCTGCATCATTCTTGCAGTTATAACCTGCTAACTTTGCCGCCTCTTGTGGACTACCTGTTGATATGTAATCCGAACAAAACTTAAGCTCTTTAGGTGTAAGATTTTTCATCTTTTTTGCCATATGCCCCTATTAAATTACTAGTATTATACCATACATCAAAAAGACCCCAAAATAATATCTGGAGCCTCTCCCCCTACGTTCTCATACCCCATACTTACAGACGGACAAGTATCGTATAAATCCTCTACCGAAACTAACCCGTCTACTGTAAGCCCATGCTCTGCTAGTATATCTAGAATTGAGACTACTTTATCAAACACCTCGTCTACCTTAGCGTCTTCTACCACAAGACTTACTCCTACTTTTTTCATAAACCTAATTTAGATTTTCTTTAAACGCATTGTAGACCTGGACAACTGCCTCATCCATAATAGTCTGACGAGATTTCTTTTTGTTCTCTATCTTCTTTTTCATTTGATTGTAAACCCCTTTAATTAAGATCAACATATCTTGGCTCTCTTCTAGCTTATCCATTGGGAAGTTATACTTCCTAAGGCTTGTCTCTAACATTAGTACATTGATTTAGATCTTTTTTTAAGTCTTGATTTTCTGCCTTTATACCCCATACCCTCCATTACCTTAGCTGCCATCTTCTTCAATCCTTTTGCAGTGCTTTTCTTAACGCTCCTTCCTGCCATTTTCATGCAAGATTTTGTACCTTTTCTAGCTTTCATTTTTTGAAGTTAAATCTATGTAGATTATACCCTTTTTAGGTCAAGTCATCAAGGGTATCACTATTGCTCACCTACACAGAAACACCCATTAATACTCTACTCTTATATCTAAATTAGATAACTTATCTTGCACAGCTTTCTCAACTAGTTCATCCACTTCATCGTGCACCGCTCTTTCAATTGTCTCCTCCATTATAGTTTGTATATCTACGTACTTATCTTTAATCAGCTGGCTAGCTATTTTAGGCATCTGACTCTTTAATATCTCTTTCAGCTCAAACGTGAAAGCACTACCAACCTCATGTTGGTAACTCCTAATAAAATGATCTTTCATAGCTTGCCACATCTTTTCATTGAATGCCTGACGCTCTGGTGACACCTCTAGTACTTTTGCGAAATCTATCATGTTTATTTATTAATTGGTTTATGTCTTCTTGGGTTGCACTTCTCTACTATCTCTACTAACCCGTACTCTATCAGGTAAGGAAAGTAATCATCTGCTTTTCCATTCCTTAAGTCATCAGCATACTTAGAGAATAGGACTGCGCCTAACCTTCTCATGCTGTAATTCTTCTCTTCCTTTATGAACTCCACATCCTTATTGAAACGTTCTGGCATGTGTTCGTCCTTGATGTAAATCGCTGTCATCTTCTATTTGGGTTAATATTTGTTGTTTTACTTCTTCTATCATTCTCATCATGTCCATCTTCACAGATTCTGTTGAGGTAGTATCTTCTACTACTATTTTATGCATCCTGTCTAAGGTTGCTAGTTTTCTTTGGTTATTCATCTTCTTTAGGGGTTAAATGATTACCATTACCAGATAGGTCTAGTACACATATATCTTGTGCCTGAACTTCTTCAGATGGTGCACTATAATGTGCTACCAACTTATCTTTAGGTAGGTACCCTGGAGACCACGGGGTTTTTAATAAATACGGGGCTTTGTCAGCTAAAATTAAAGCCAATCTACAATCACACTCCTGAGCTTCAAGAACATAGCGAACTGGCAACTTATTAGGAAGGATAGATTTTTCAGACTCAGTATAATACTCTATATACCACTCGCAATCCTCAGGGTTGAACTCATAAAAGTACTCACCACCTTCAACCCAAAAATCCAACTCCTCGCCCCTGTCCCTATGATAGAACACAGACTCCTCAATACTCTTCCCAAGGGAACTAATATTTCCCATTCCAATAAGCTCTTCAACCGCTACCTTTGTCCTGTAGCTGTAAACTAACTGCTCTCCAACGCCATCAGGATACCCATCATTATGACAATATACTGTCTTACCTCCCTTTATACTTATATTACTTCTTGTAGCCATCTGTTTTAGTTAAAAATATACTCTCTAGTGCCTGAATAGTTTCAGGGCTTTGATCTTCAAGGGTTGCTGTGCTTTTGTCTTTTTTTAGGAGTTTCCAATTCACCTCTACGCCATCACCTTGATACTCTAGAGTAAATATAAGCTCATAAAAACCTTTGTAATACCCGATCTCTTCTCCAGCAGATGGGTACAACTCCATATTGTCTAATGCCTGCAATACTCTACTTAGGGTTATC